TGTATCATCAACACAACTTCATGTTTATTACATATAGGATTTGTAACTATGTTCTCGAAGTTGGTTCCGTTGCCAGAACACATAATTCCTAATCTCATAGCACTGGATACTCCTCGTTTCTGACAGATTCGGTTTTCATAGTATAGAAGTCTTTCATCAATCTTTGCACCTGTTTTTTATCAAGCCCTGACAATTCCTCACAGTTTTCTAAACAACGATAGATACATTCCCTATCAGAAATGGGTGGAGAAATCTCCCACCCATCCTTGTCATAGTATTTCTTACCCTTAGTGACTTGTGCCTCTACGTGTCCAAGGTCTTGTGCCTTAGAAGGGTTCTTATAGTTATGAGTTTTACTCATCGTTAAACTCTTTCAATGCCTCCAATACAATCTCCTTAAACTCTGCCCTTTCTTCATCAGTAAAGATAGGTAATGGTGCAGGATCAAATGGTGGATAAATTGGATTACCATCAGCGTCAAGAGGATATACATTATCCTTACATCCCTTTGTTGCAGGGCCGCTGAGCCCTTGAGTATCTATTTTCATGATGAATGGATTTTTCTTATTTATTAACCTCACCTATGATCCATGACTGTAAACCATGTTTAAATATCCTGAGTTGCACACCTTCTGCTGCCTCCTCTGGAACTACTAAACAATATCCAATACCCATGTTGAATGTATTCTTCATATCTTCTTCTGGTATCTCACCTGCAAGCATAATTTTACTAAAAAGTTTTGGCATTGGCCAAGAATCATAATTGACATTTGGTTTTAATCCTTTTGGAAAACACCGTGGAAGATTCTCTGGGATACCACCACCTGTAATATTTGCCATAGCAAGAATTGGAAAATCATTTAACAAGTCATCAACTAAAGGAGCATATATGACAGTTGTATTGAGTAAGTCTAAGTTATCTTTAAGTTTTATCTTATGATGAAACAACATATCTCTAATTAAACTATACCCATTACTGTGAAGACCACTACTCTCTATACCAATAATCACATCTCCTTCAGTGACTCTTCTACCATCAAGTATCTCATTCTCCTCTATAATACCAGTGCAGAATCCAGAGATATCTCTAACAGGTGGAACCATACTCAAACGTTGTGGATGTTCTGCTGTTTCACCACCCAATAAAGAACAACCAGAATATTTACACCCAGATGCTATACCATGAACTATATGTTTTAAATAATCCCCATACTTTTCTATACCAGAAGTGCAAATATAATCTAAAAAATATAATGGTTTTGCACCACAAGTAATTACATCATTCACACACATGGCAACAAGGTCAATTCCTATGCCTTGCATAAGTGACTTATCTTCACCATGACATTCCAACTCTACAACATGTAATTTAGTTCCTACACCATCAGTGCCAGAAACTAATACAGGTTTCTTATATCCTGCAGGAATTCTCATCATCCCATTGAAACCACCAAATCCACCCATAACTTCAGAACTATGAGTGGATTTAACTGTATCTTTAATTTGATCAACAAAGGATCTCCCAGCTTCAATGTCTACGCCAGAATCTTTATAGTTCATAAAGGTCTACCATTCTCATCAAGTAATTCAAGTTTTTTTATGTGACTCAAGTTAGATTTCTGTTTCCTTTTAATTTTCTTATATTCTTTAAGAATCCTATCCACTTCACTCTCAGGTATATTAACTTTCAATTCACCATCCTCCTCTCTAGGAACAAAACCAAGACCAGTCTTCTTAGTTTCATCCTGTGCATCTACATAATCGTTTATATTACCTTGTATCTCATCCCTAATGAGTTCATTTATTTGAGCTCTTAAAGCATCATCATTTTGTTTCATGATTTTCTCCTTCTCTTTTTCTCAGGTGGTTTATAACCCCACTGTGAAGGTTTAATATTTCCATGACCCCAATCAATTGATACAAGAGATCCTTTACCAAACTTGTCATAATATAGATCAAATATATTAATCTTTGATCCACGACAAAGATCCTGATGAACCTTCTCCTCTGTCTTATAGGTTACAATCATAGCATCAGTTGGAACCTTCTTATCTTCTACCTGTTCTTTAGTAGCATTTTCCGTAAGTAACTGACAACCATATGTTGATATGGTTTTCTTTTCCTCTATTGACCAAGCAGATTTTGGTTTAGTATTTTGTTCCGATTTTTTCTTTTCGGTTTCTACTTTTTCAGTCATGATCCTCTATTTTCCCCCCAAACAATATCAGGAAATGCTTCTTCTACAACTGCTTTAGTAACTTTATACTCAGTTGATAGTTCTTTATCCTTCACTAAACAAATAATGTTTGCCTCTTTAGGATGAAGACCCTCAAGCAACTGAATAAACATAGTCTCTCTACGAAGACTACTTAAAGTATTATTACCACCTTTTATAAAATTATAAAGGTTCTTCCATTCTCTTCTCAATGACGTATGATCTGTTCCTATTGGAACTTCATTCTCTTTGTAAGGAACTTGACCTAGTGGAACAGCAGACTGAACTCTATCATCAAAATTCCATATGAGAATAGCAGTTAAAGCATCTGTTCTATATTCTTTTAGAACAGCAACCTTCTTTGCTTTAGTTTTCTGATCACCAACTAACTCTAATATCTCATGCATAAAAGGATTAGGTGGAAGTTTAACTCTTCTAACTGGAGCCTTCCTCTTAGTCGTCGTCTTCTTCGTCGTCTGTGTTGTCATGTTGCTCAAACCTCACGGCTAAAATTTCATCGGGAACCATATTCCCATTTGCATCAAACATTTCTGGATGAGTATACACTATTTGAGGAGTAGTTTCATATGAATGTTGTCTTGCCATCCATCCTAGCATACCCCCTACTAAAAGTGCAAGTAACGATACGACTGTCGTTAAAGTTAAAGTGACTATAGTAGATTCCATGATACACCTCCAGAGTGTTTTACTTTTTTTTAATGTCTAGGCAAAAAGTAATCTGTCGATTAAAGAAAGAAAACTTTACCTGAAATGTTTTTGGGTTTGGTTTCTTCCTCCTATTTCTCAATAATAATTCAACACCTTTATTAATATCGGTGTCGGAATTATTTAGAGTGTTTTTTTCTTCTTCCTCGTTTTTTGTCATTGCTGTATTTCCAGGCATCTTCAAGGATAGAGGCTAAATAATCTCTTATTTTTCTTGCTTGGGGTTTAGGTATGTGATGATATGCTTCCCGTAATTGTTTATGGTTAGAATCATTACCACCTTTAATATACTCATCGAGTTCTATTACAACCCCACCAATCTCTTCAGCAGTAGAACTACCTAGAAATTGATCTACTTCTGTTTTGGTGACCCCTCTCACCTCAAAGTAATCATATAATCTTACCACAAAGTGGCCTTCGAAAGCAAGTTCAATTGCTTTTTCTATATCAAAATAAACTTCTTCGAAATTTTGAGACATTACACTAGTTTCTTTTCCTGTAGATACTTAACAGTATCAGAGCATCCACCAAGTTTTGTTCCATTCAATATAACTTGAGGAAATGATGTCTCATCTCCAAATTCACCGTAGAAACTTGCTCTATCGAAATCCTTATCTAATTTATACGTGACATAATTTAGACCAGCTAAACTTAATACTTCTTGAATCTTATTACAATAGGGGCATCCATCTTTAGAGAAGACGGTAAAGTTCTTTGATTCCATAACTCGATTTTCAGGTTCTAAGTTTCCATGCATCTTTAGTTAGCATCCTCCAGATCTTTAAGTGTTTGTTTGTAATCTTTGTTAAACAAATCAAGACCTTGATCTGTAAGAACATGTTTATACATCTTCTCAAAGACTGTTGGGGGTAGTGTGCATATGTTAGCACCGTATTCAAATGCTCGACCAACATCTCTTACGTTTCTAATAGAAGCAGCGAGGATTTCAGTTGACTTCCAATTCTGCTTTGCATATACATTAGCAATATCTTTGATAAGACATAACCCACCATAGGAATTGTCATCTACTCGACCAACGAATGGAGAAACATATGTTGCTCCTGACTTGGCAGCCAAAATCGCCTGTGAGGGCGAGAAAATAAGAGTGACATTAACTCTTACACCTTTATCTGTAAGATGCTTACAGACGAGTAGACCTTCCTTAGTGCAGGGAACCTTAATAGTAACAACATCTCTGAACTTGTCAACTAATCTTACTGCCTCCGCAATCATACCACCGACAGTAGGATCAACCACCTCCATACTGATATCGGTAATACCAAGAGATGCTAACTCTTCATACACTTCGTCAGGTTGTCTATGACTCTTCATGATAAGAGTGGGATTTGTTGTTACCCCATCAACTATTCCACTATCATACTGTTTCCGAATAGATTCTACATCAGCAGTGTCAAGAAAGATTTTCATATTCCATCCTCATGTGTTCTGTTTCTAATAATAATTCTGTTTTGTTTAAAGTCTGCAGAAAATTCTAGGATATCTTCATGATCCCAACACAATTCTTCATAAAGCATGTTGAGTTTATCCATATCTTCCCAGAGATCGGTTGGTTCTACTGGCATTGAATTGAAGTCGATTGTTTTATTAATTTAGG